CGTTCGACAAAAGAAGCATTTCGTCTTCAAGCATCCGTCTGGAGCAGTATTTGTCTGCGGCAAAAGCGCTTCGGACTATCGAGCCATTCGCAATGCCGAGCGAGACATTCGTAAACTCCTAGAGAAGCACCATGGGAAAGAATAAATAATGTTGGAAATTGGCGCTGTTGTTGATTTGCATGATCAAGCCTTTGGCTGGCGTGGTCAATACACCATCATCAAAGACTATGGCGATGGGAAAGTGCAAATTAAAAACAACGGCACCAATTCCAAACAAGTGGTAAGCACGAAAAAGCTCCGCAGGAGCAGGCTGCCACAATTCTTCATAAAGAGTTTGCAGGGCAAAGGATAAGCAGAACTGATTGCTCAAGGGGTTGACCCATCGCCCCTCCATCATCTAACTTTTATCTCAAGCGCAACGAAGCGCTCCTTCCTTCCTCTCCTTCCATGGCTCATCAATTCTCTTCTGGTGCTTTCTTCCACGGCAAGGCTGCCTGGCACGGTCTCGGTCACGTGGTAGATGGCTCGCTCCCGGCCCGAGAAGCCTTTGCTCTTGGCGAAGCCGATTGGGAAGTAATTGCTTCTCCTATCTTCGATCCCACTGGCACTCCCATTAACGGCTATCGAGCCATCACTCGTGGTGACAATGGACAAGTGCTAAGTGTGCAGAAGGAAAGCTACACCGTTGTTCAAAACGAACAACTTATTAAGCTTGCTGAGGCTCTTCATGAAGACGCAGAAATCAGTGCTGTGTGCGTGCTAGACGAAGGCCGAAAAGTTACCTTCACTGCCAAGATCAATGGCGCTGAAGGAGAAGTGGTCAACGGAGACCCCATTCACCAGTATCTCATTGGCGCCACTAGCCACGATGGTTCTATTGCCTTCCAAACTCTTTTCTCTCCTATTCGCGTGGTATGCAACAACACTCTCAGCGCTGCTCTTGGCCATGCTGAACGTACTAACGCAGCAGCAAAAGGAAAGCGCATCAGCATTCGTCACACCACTAATTGCAACGCCATGATCGACAGGCTCCCTGAAATTATTGATATGAAGCGCCAACAATTCACTGCTGGCCTTGAAGAGCTTGAGACAATGGCAAACAAGCCTTGCACTTCTGCTCAGTTTGCTGAATACTGTCGCAACGTATTCGCTGATCAACTGACTGGCTCTATCAACGACAAGCGTGGTGATAAAACTACTGCTCGCCCGAAAGTACTTGCTGATCTTCCTCAGTGGGACAGCATTGCCAATAAATTCGCTGGCGAAGGCATTGGCTTTGATATCAAGGGTGTGCAAGGCACCTACTGGGGCGCTTACAACGCCATTACTGAGTGGGTGACACACGAGGCTGGTCGTGGCGATGGCATTGAAGCCGCTCGCAGGCGCCTGGAAAGCCAGTGGTGGGGCAGTGGTGCTGCCACGCTCACAAAGGCTCATGCTCTGGCCTTGGCAGCCTGATTCCTTGGGGGCTACAAAGCCCCCTTCCCTCAATTCCCCTCCATCGCTTTTCCTCCAATGATTCTCATCGCCACTGCACTTCCTGAACTTCCTCCCATTGTCCAGCAGCAGCCAGCTAAATCTCGCCAGCAACAACTCCTGGAACGCATCATACAACAGGCTCCTGCCGTTGCTTCTGAACGCGCCTTTGGTGATTGCACTTATCAATGGGGACAGTGGAAATTGTCTTCTGAAGGTATTCGCACCACTCAACGGTCTTGTAAGGGAGAAGCTGCTACGGCTCCTATTTTCATTGCAGTGAGCTGTAGCTTGTTGCAAGTGAATGTAAATCAAGAAGGGAAATGGACTGGCTGGCGTAGTCCTGTTGCTAAAGAAGCCAAGCCTGGTGAAGCATTGATGGTGGCCACGCTCTGTGCGAATGCCGCTCAATAAGCAACGCTAATGGCAAAGGGGCTTTACAGCCCCTCCCTGCTGCTGGTAATTTTAATTTCGTTGAGGGCCGCGAGGTCCACCATTCTTCTCCTTCCATGGAAAACCAAACTCTCGTTCTTCACCGCCTTTTCGAGCAAACTCCCGATGGCGCTATTCGCCAGTGTGGTTTCACCGGGCCTGATCGTAAAGAGGCTCTGCAATGGCAGAAAGAAATGCAGGAATGCTTCCCTCAAAATCGCCACTGGATTCGGCCAGTGTTCCACAAGTGATTACCAAGGGGCCGCTCAAGCGGCCCTTCTCTCTCTTCCTGCCATCATGAACACTTCCTTCCTCCGTCTAGGCTCCATGCAACGCACCATCACTATTCTTGCTATCAGCAATAAAGGCAGAAGCCGCATTGGCAAAGCTCTTACCACTGCCATTGTTGAACAAGAGAAAGACGACAAGCTTTTTATTGCATTGCCGCAATTTAATCAGTGGCGATGGATAAAGAAGCAAAATGATCCTGATTTTTCCATAGAAACCATCGAGTGATGGTTTCGTCGAAACATGAAATGTTTCTCCATTATTGAACTATGACTATCTTCTGGGTTTTTGAAAACGAAGACAACGATGATTGCGCTCTTAATGAAGAAGAGCGTGACGCCCTCATCGAAGCTTACGAGCTAGATGAAAAGCCCTATTCAATGAAGAAAATTATCGAGGACTGATCATGCTCTGCACCATTCGCACCTTCTCCAGCAACGGCCCTTATTTCCCACCCACGCAAGGCGTGTATCAGGCTTCTTCTCTCAGGGAAATGATCTTCCACATTAGGCAGTCAATGGAAGACGGAGAATATCAAATTGGACTTTTTGATGCTGATGGTGAATGCAAAGGCATGTGGGTGGATGAAGCTGAACCAGAGCCCGATGGAGAAGGAGGTTGGCATAATGCAAAGCCTTTTTATGTGCTCCATCGTCCTGGCACAATGAGCAAGGCCATGTGGCGCATGCATCTTTCCAAATTCAAGACGGTTTGACGATGATTCTCATTGATTTCTTCTCTCGCGAAGCTTGCAAATATACGGAACTCATTGAAGGCTGGTACTATTACAGCGATACGGACGATAGCCTCATGGGAGGGCCGTTTAAGAGCCAGGAAGAGGCTGAAGATGCTGCTTTTGGGAAGAAGGACTGGCTAATATAACGAAACGACGCAGGATGGCCGTCCCACGTCGTTTCTAACCACTACCAAAGAGCAGTTTGGCCATGGCTACTGACAAGCATAACAGCGTACCTGCAGGTTTCAAAGAGGTTCCTGGGTATAGCGGACGTTATTTCATCAATGAAAATGGCGACGTTTGGAGCGTTGCTAAAAGTCGTTTGATGAGTCCGCAGACAGATGCGACACATCCCTATCCATGGGTGTTGCTTACGAAAGACAACAAGAAAAAGCAACCCACCACTGTTTATTATTTAATGCGCATCACTTGGATGCCTCCTGCGCCTGGAGAAGTCGGTAATGGTGGTGATAAATGGTGTGTCAATCATAAAGACGGAAATAAATTGAATAGCCATATTTCCAATCTCGAATGGACTACAAATACTGAAAATGCAAAACACGCGTGGGAGAATGGATTACAAGCGTGCGGCGAAGCCAAGAAAAATACGTGTTTTACTTCTCGCCAAGTTACTGCTATACGCTTGCGCGTTAAATACGGAGAAAGCGCTTATGCTCTTGCAAAGGAATTCAGTGCATCTCACAATACAGTTAAAAAGATTTGTCGCTTTGAGAGTTGGAGGCATCAGGACAAGAATCTTGAAGGAAAGGTCCGCTTCAAAACGTATCAGTAAAAATTTGACACGGCTCTTGTCGTATAAGTGAAAATTAGAACCGGCTGGTTTTCATATTTTGAGAACCGGCTGGTTTTCGTATTATTTTGGAACCGGCTGGAAAACGTATTATTTTACTACCGGGCAAGAGTGTATCTATATCATTTTTCCGTTATATCCCACCATCACCTTATAACGCTACCGTTTTATGCTCATATGCGCATATCGGCATAGGCGCATATCATGATATCGTTGTATGCGCATAGCCGCATAGTAGTACTCCTGTACTAGTAACGTCATCACACTGCCGTTATATAAGCTGAGCTTATCAATCGGGGCCGACCCATAAGCTGCGCTTATCATATAAGCTAGCCTGATATAAAGAATGGTTTCCATAAAATCTTCTTATTATTCGCACTTTTCGGGCTAAATATACCCTACCTCCGCGCCGTTGTTTAATCCCCGGCATGGTGGCGTGATTAACGCAAACCATGGGCCGTTAAATGATGTAAACCGTGGCGGCCTAATTAGAGCAAACCGTGGCGGCCTTGCGAAAAGCGAACCGTAGGGCGTGCTCACTGAGCCAAACCGTGGCGGCCTTATGTGAGCTAAACCGTGCGGCCTTATGTGATGCAAACTATCCGCCCTTATGTGAGCTAAGCCGTGCGCTGGTAATTGGCACCTTCTATGGGTTGACGGAATGGCGGCCCACATGGCACGCGTGCGGGCGATCCTTCTATGGGCTTTCCCAGCGCAGAGTTCCCATAAGCTCAGCTTGTGCATTTGCGGCGATTCGGGCTCCCATAAGCGTATCGGCTTATAAGCGGGCTTTCAGGCTCCAAACCATCAGTGCTGCTTTGCTGAGCCGCTTTCCGCCTTTACCGGGGCTCATCTCGTGGCAGACTTTCGTCATCGCCGCTCAGGTCGCCCATTCGGCGCGAGGGGTGGAACCTTGAAAACCTGATCTCTCAGGCGCGCGTTTGCCGTGATGGTGCGGGATCGACTCCCGTCGCGCGCTATTGCCCCTTGGAAGACCTTGGGGCTTTCCTCTCGCTTTCCTCTCGTGTCTTCTCTTTCTTTCGACAAGCTCAAGCGCTTTCCTTGGATTGTCTGCGATCGGGCGAGTCTGCGGCCTTGCGACCTTGCGGACGCTTTTCTCGGCGCTGCCGATACCATCGCCGACCTCCTTGAGCTTCCTCGCCCAGATGGCATCACGCCTGCAGGGCTTTCTTCTTCTTCCGTGGCTCTTCTTCAGGAGCTGGCGGCTTTCTCTTCTTCCGTGCCAGCTCCTGAAGCCTCAGAAGAAGCCCTAGAAGCCTTAGAAGAGCTTTCCTCCTGGCTTTCCTCTCGCGCTCCTTCTGGCTTCTACTTTGGAGCTTCAGAAGGAGACGGAAGTCTTTTCGGCTTCTGGCCTTGCGAGGAAGCTATAGAAGCCTTGGAAGACTGCGCCTTCTCCGACGCTGATCTTTCCGTGCAAGCTTTCTTTTTACAAGTTGCAGAAGAAGAAGGTCTTGAGCTTTCTTCTATTGCTGATGCTTTTCGCGGAGAAGCTGACGGCTTCTCGGAAGAAGAAGCAGGCGCAGAATACGCCCAGACTCTCGCGGAAGATACAGGCGCTTTCGACTTTTCTAAGCTTTCTTGGCCTCTGACTTGTATTGATTGGAAACAAGCTTGGAAAGAGCTTGAGCTTGGGGATTGCTACAGCCTTTCTCCTTCTCCTTGGAATGGTCGCTTCTGGGTTTTTTGCTTGGTTTGAGCTTTCTCTCTTTTCCTTCTTTTCCTCTCGCTTTTCTTTCCGTGTCTTCTCCTAAACTTCTCTCCACTCTTTCTCGCCTTCTTCCTCTTTCTGGCAGCTTCTACACTGTCAGCCCAGAAAGACGCATAGGCGGTACAGTCAACACCTGGGAAGACTATTCTCCCTTGGAAGAGCATTCTCTTTCTTTCTCCCACCTAGAAGCTACAGGTGGGCGTCATCTAGGCTTCTCCAAGCTTTCCCCAGAAGAGCTTCTAAACGCTTTCTGTCAGAAGAAGCTATGGGCGAAAGCTTCTATTGTCTTCTGCCCTTCTCTCTTTCAAAGTGGAGATTACGGTGGCGGCTTGGTTGAGCTTTCTAATTTGCAGACTTTTCTAGAAGACTTCAAGGAAGCTCCTGGTGTGTGGGAGCTTTCGGGAGCTTGGGGAAGCTCAGGCCTTGCGCTAGACATACGCTTTCTTTCTGAAGATATGTTGGAAGCCCTGGAAGCCCTGGAAAGCTACCCTCTACTCTCAGAAGACGCCCTTAGCTGGCTTGAGCTTGAGAAAGAACAAGAAGCTTGGGATTCTTGGGCTTCTTCCGACTTTAGAAAAGAGCTTTCTAAGCTTCTAGAAGACAAGCTTCCAGAAGCTGAAGAAGAAGAGCTTCTTCTCCTAGAAGAGAAGATTGATTGTCTTCCAGAAGAAAAGCTCTACAGTCTCTTCCAAGAAGCAGCAGAAGAAGCTTGCATCTATTGGGAGACAGAAAACATAAGCCGCTATGTTGATTGTGAAGCCGTGGCAGAAGCCGTCAACGTAGAAGCTCTTCTAGAAGCCCTGGGAGTGAAAGCATGAAGCCTTCTTTCCGTCTTTCTTTCTCCCAAGAAGAAGCTCTTCTCCTTCTTCTCGCTGTAGAAAGCTTTCTTCCAGAAGCTCAGCCAGAAGAAGAAGCTCTTCTAGAAAAGCTTCTAGAAAAGCTTTCCTCTCTTCCTCTAGCTTCTCCCTTTTCCTCAGCTTCTCAAGCTAGAAGCTACAAGCTAGGCTTGTAACGGTTGACGCTGCTTAAAGGCTCGGCTTTCTAAGCTGAGCCTTTTCTTTCCCTTGAAAGAGAGAGTAACGGTTTTCCACAGGGTTTTCCACAGACACTTTTTAAACCGGCTGCGTTAAAAAGTGTTACAGAGGCTTGACAATCGGCAGCGCAGTAGCTAGGGGGTGACGCGTTGGTGGGGCCGCGTATCCCCTTTTTGATGTGCTGAAATTTTCAATCGAGTTTCAAACATCATCCCCACAATCCCATTTTTGCCGACATTTTGTTGCGTCTTTTGCAGAACCCAGTTATGACTGCGCGAACGATCTTGTCAGCTATGGAGGGGAGTGAGCGCACTAAGATTGTTCGACTACGAAAAGGAAAGCTTTACGAGAAGGAGCAGATGCCGATAGGCATCGTTGGAAGATCGTTACGAGAAGGAGCCCTCAAGGCGTTTATTCATAACGATCTTCTTCCTAGCGTTTGTTCATAAAGCCTGGAGGTACCATGCGAAGCATGGTTCCGTCGGAACACTACGTGTTCCTGGTCGAAAAGAAGGAAAATATAGTTAATAACAATCAAGATTCTTCCTCGTTGCATGCAAGCACTATATGAGCGGCTTCTAATGCTCTCGCGAAAAGAAAATATTTAATGGTGAGTTGTTAGGAGGGAGCCTTCTGCCGGTACGCTTGGGGCTAATTCTCATTCGGCTCCTGGCGAAGGGAGCTTAAAGAAGAAAAGAAGCTAACGAACGAAGAAGATCGCTTTGGAACGAAACGCTTGGGGCTCCCGCTCGTAGCGATCTTCCTTTGCGCGTCGTCGTAGCATGGCTCCCGATCGAACGGGCTACGCAACATTCGTCTATACGCATGCTGCGCCTATAGCGATTATAGCCATGATTCTCATCAAAGCTGTTTTGTCTCATTTGAGTCTCATGATGAGACAGCAATGGGGGTGTAAAGTGACTTCCCAGAAGACTGTTTTCTCCATTGAAAGGTCTCATCCCTAACTGGCAGAATCACCTTGGCCTGTTCTTAGCTCTGACAGAAGCCTCCAAAATTCCAGCAGGAGATGTCTATGAAACCGTTGGTCTGCCTAGGTTTAAGAAGCATCGCTGCCCCAAAGCAACTGTGGTGGTAAAGGCTTTTATGAGCGATCTGGGCTGGTATTATCGGGACAATGGCACGCAGCCATATTTTGCTGAGCGCAAGAAACCACAGCGTCTCACTATTCTCAAGCGAGTCTCAAATGAGACTGGAATAAGACAGACCAAGGATTGATTATGGCTTCTATCTACTACCGTCCAGTCACCGTTGTCATACGCTTAGAGGCTGTATGGAGGATGCGCGTTGCCTTTGCTCGTAATGCCACTAAGAGTCTTAGGGCGTTTCTCAAGCTGATACAACTGAGTCCAGAGTATAAATACGAACCAGCTAGAGCTAACAGGGGAGGTTACGAAGCGCGTCTCATGAGACTTACCATTGAACATTCTCTTGATGATGAAAACGTACTAGGCTCTTATCCCGATTGGTAAAACCAATCGCTTTCTTTCCCGACTGGTAAGGCCATGTCCTTTTCTCAAGAAGACATTTTCTCCATTGCCATGGATTATGGCTCTGGCGAGCAAGCCCAAAAGCTTAAGGAAATTAAGGAGAAGATGAAAGCTTGTGAGCTTTGCAATGACAAAACCACTGCTGCAGCCTTTGGTTATTTGCTTGGCTTGAAGGATAAAGAATCAACTGAAAGGGAAGATGATTTTTCTATTTATGATGCCATTTGTAGCGTCATTGAAGCCGTAGATCAGGGTTATCAAACTGCAGAGTCTGGCGTAGAAGATACTTTTGGTCTCATTTATCTGTGGCTTAAGAAGCATGAGCGCGTGGCCCTTGATGAGCTTTTTTCTCCATTGGTTCGTCCTGGCGTGATAAAGAAAAAGACTTCCTGAAGGCTCGGAGAAATCAGGACAATTGCGCTAGTCTTGTCTCGTTGATCGCGCCCGCACCAGCGGGCTTTTTTGTCAGATGAAATTGAAGGAAGGAGCAAAGTGTGAAAAAATTGCCCGTACTGGGCGCGTACAGAATTGGCTTGACAATCCTGAAAGCAGGCTCCCCGTAAGCTGCACGGTTTTTGAAGTGGAAGATTCAATGGAGGGAGACGAAGGTATTGAAGCTTCCTGGCGTTTTGTTAGTCATGGTCTGCGGAATGGCGCAGGCGTGGCAGTACATTTGTCTAATCTGCGGCCTAAAGGCGACGAAAATGGCAAAGGCTTAGTTGCTAGTGGTCCTGTAAGTTTTGGCAAGATTTATTCCACACTGAATGAAATTCTTCGTCGTGGAGGCATTTATAAGAACGGCGCCGTAGTGCTACATTTCGATTATTCGCATCCCGATGCCATTGAATTTATTAAAGCTTCGCGGCAAGAACTGCCTTGGGTGAAGCGTTGCATTAATGTTGATGATAAGTTTCTTGAGAATAGTTCGGAAGAATTCATTGCTGAGCTTCTCAAGGGCATTTCTGCTGGTGATATTTGGTTAAATAAGATTCGTTATGACAACAATGGTAAGCGTATTCGCGGGAATGTTTGCTTAGAAGTGTATTTGCCGAGCCGTGGCACTTGTCTATTGCAGCATATCAACATGGGTGCTTGTGACATTGATGAAGTGGAAGGAGCCTTTATTGATGGCATGACGCAGCTTTGTGAGCTTCACGAACGCACTGGCGTTGGTGACACTGGCGAATATCTTCCTCCTTCCATTGATAAGCAAGTGGGACTTGGTATGCTTGGTCTTGCCAATTTCCTTTCTCTCCATGGCATCTCATACGGTGAATTTGGAGAGGCCCTGAAAGCTGTTAATGATGATCTCCCGCATGAACGCACGACGGCCTATGAAGCGGCCTTGGCGGTTCGCAAAGGCATCCTCTCAGCAGCGGAAGTGGCAAGGACGCATGCTATGGAACGTGCGTTCTGTATCGCCCCGACTGCCTCGTGCTCCTATCGCTACCTCGACAAGAAAGGCTTCACGACAGCCCCTGAAATTGCTCCTCCCATTGCTCAGCATGTGGACCGCGATAGTGGTACATTTGGCGTGGAAAGCTTCGATTATGGGGATGTAGAAACTGCTGCAGAAGTGGGCTGGGAAGCTTATTTCTCCATGGCAAATGAATTAGTTCGTCTGTATCAGCAGACGGAACTCTTCCATGGCTACAGTTTCAATAGTTGGAGCGACGTGGTCGTTTACGATCGCAAGTTCCTGGAAGACTGGCTGGCTTCGCCACAAACCAGTCTCTATTATTCGCTGCAAGTGTTGCCTGACACTCAGCGGAAAGACGACGCTTATGCGGCGTTAGATGATGACTTTAAGAGCATGTTTGGTCTCGATG